TATGGTAGAAACATGGAACCCCGTCATTCACGTGCGAGAGCCATCTTGCGGGTGGAGCAGGAAGACCCCATCTCCGGTGAAATGCAACATTTTTGGCGGTCCTATTTGGACCATGATACGATTCACGTTGATTGTGGTGGCCTATTGCTAGCTCACAAGCCCGTGACCGTCATTTTGGGTCTCCACTACATGGGCGGCACTTTCCGTTACGGATTTAGTTGCCCTTTGACAGCTGATGATGTTGAAGTAGCTCGTAAACGCTTTGTCAGACCCCTGATCCAGGCAGCACTACCACGACTTAATGCTCCTGGTACTTCTAAGGTCTTGGGTGCGTTGCACCATAAATCACCTGTGAGGTATCTAGAGAAAGGAACGTTGAGTGTCTTTGGCTCTTTTCAAGGGGCACACTTGCGACCTCGAACCCGTGTCCGACCGACATTCCTTTCTGAGGAGATTAGTCACGATCGGGGATGGATTTTGGATGTTGGGGCGCCCGAGCTTGGTGGCTGGCAACCTTGGCGGCATGCGTACTTAGATACGTGTAACCAGCAACATGTTGTTAGTAACAGTGACATTGACGCATGCGTTTCTGCGTATGTAAATGATGTCATAGCATACTTGTCGGAGGAAGACAAGAAGAATATGCAGAAGCTTTCTGTGTATGATGCGATCAACGGTATTGCGGGAGTGAAGTACATCGATAAGATGAACTTCAATACGTCCATGGGCGAACCGTACAACCATTCCAAGAAGTACCACTTGTACCCTGATCCGTCAGAGACAGCTCCAGAAGTAAAGATGTTCGATGACATCACACTGGAGCGTGTGAAGCAGATCATGCTGGAATTTGAGAACGGATTTCGCACTTGTTCGGTATTCAGTGGCCAGCAGAAGGATGAAGCTCGCGCTTTGGCTAAGCTAAAGGCCGGTAAGATCCGCATCTTTACGGCGTGTCCCACAGATTTGGCTATTGTCATCCGAGCATATTTACTTCCTTTTGTCAAGGTTTTTCAGGAGAACCCATTTGTTTTTGAGGGTGCGCCTGGAACAGTTTGTCAGTCGCGGGAATGGACCAACTTCCATGGGTACCTAACCCAGTTCGGCAACGATCAGTTGATTGCAGGAGATTACGGTAAATTTGACAAGAAGATGTTGGCGGAATGGATTCTCGCAGCATTTGATGTTATTGCTCGGATTCTTGAGGCGTGTGGCTGGAGTCAGGAAGAAGTTTTACCTGTCTATGCCATGGCTGAAGACATTGCTTTTCCTGTTGTTAACATGAACGGAGATTTGGTCATGTTCAACGGCTCGAACCCATCGGGTCATCCTCTCACTGTTATTGTGAACTGCATTGTCAACGCGCTGTATATGCGGTATTGTTACATGAAGCTCTATGAGAGAGAGTTCCGTGATGGGAAGATGCCTTGTGACATTTTGACAACCTTCAAGGCGAACGTTGCCTTGTTGACATACGGCGATGATAATGCTGCTGGTGTTCACAAACGCACAGCGTGGTTTAACCACACGGCTGTTGCTGGTGTGCTGGCAGAAATTGGCGTTGAGTACACTATGGCAGATAAGGAGAGCGAGTCAGTGCCCTTCATTCATATTGATGACGTGGCCTTCTTAAAGAGAAAGTGGGTCTGGAATGAGGAGGCTCAAGGATACTTTTGCCCGCTTGAAGAGGCATCCATTAGGAAGATGCTTATGATTGCTTGCAGAAATAAGACGGTCACTGACCAGGCCCACATGGTAGCTGTGTTGCACGCGGCGAACAATGAGTGGTTCTGGCATGGGAAGGAACGGTTCGAATTCGAGCAAAAGTTCCTGAAGAAGTGGGCTTCTCATCCTGAGCTGCGCATGTTTTTCCCAATGGAGGGAGCGACGCATGAGTACGAAGGACTCCATAAGACGATGGCTTTTGCCAGTTGGGATGAGCTCATGGCTCGTTACCACAATGCTTCTCGTCATGTGCCCGAGTTGGTGTGGGGAGTTGAAAGTTCTTCCCAGGCTTCTGCCTAAACCAAAACTTTCCTTTATGTGAGATCTGCATTTGATTTTATATTGTTCATTTCAGTGAGTGTGCTTATATATCGTAAACCCGCCGGCTCATGGCTCAGCTTTTTAGTTTGAGGATTCAGGGTGTCCAGAACAATAAAACCGGGACGTAGTCTAGGTCGATGAAATCCCGTCATAAATATGACCAAACAAAAACACAGAAAAACAAGCTCTCACCTCATCGGAGCAAAATGATGAGGGTCTGGAACGACGAGTTCAAGTGCATGTGCAGGCCGATGTTGCGACCGAAGACGCTCATCCTGCTGTTCTACAGCAGGTAACCACCAGCTTTGCTGATGAAATGGAATGTATTTCAGTAGGCCAGGAAGCTCCGCAGCAGAATTTTACTATCAGTGATGCGAATACCAGTGCTGGACTTGCTAATTTTCTGCAACGTCCAGTGCGAATCGATTCGTACACATGGTCGGAGTCTGATCCTGTTGGCGTAACGCGTACAATTTCACCTTGGTTCCTATTTTTCAATGATCCGAGCATCAAATATAAGTTGAACAACTATGCATTTATTAGTTGTGATCTTAAGTTGAAGGTGATTGTTAACGCTTCTCCATTCTATTATGGTGCGCAACGTGTTTGCTACCAGCCTCTTCCCGTCTTCAAACCAGCTACTGCTGGCACAGGTACACCTGCGCTGGTGCCCTATAGCCAGCAACCTGGACTTTGGATTATTCCCCAGAATTCAGAAGGTGGTGAGATGACTCTCCCCTTCTTCTTTCAAAAGGACTATCTGAATGTCCAACGAGCTTTGGATTTCACCAATATGGGTACGTTACGTTACGTCACTTATGCACCGCTCGATAGTGCCAATGGTGTGACCGGAACAGGAGTTTCTGTCCAGGTGTATGCCTGGGCTGAGAATGTCGTGTTATCCGGACCATCCGTCGGAGTTGCGCTCCAGAGTGATGAGTATGGTGATGGAATAGTTTCGCGCCCTGCTTCGGTGGTCTCCAAGATTGCTGGATCTCTGAAGGGTATTCCGATCATTGGGAAGTTTGCGACAGCGACGGAAATGGGCGCTAGGGCAGTTGGCGGTATTGCCAAACTTTTTGGTTTCACCAATGTGCCGGTTATCTCTGATACGGTGCCCTTCAGACCTACACCCTTCCCGCAGTTTGCTTCTCCCGAGATTGGATATCCGGTTGAGAAACTCACACTGGACGCGAAAAACGAGTTGGCAATTGACTCCAGTGTGGTAGGTCTTGATGGAAAAGATCCCCTCGCTATTGAAAATTTAGCGTGTCGGAATAGTTTTTTAGTTTCCGTTCCATGGTCCACCACTACTCCAGTTGATACCCCACTTTTCACCACCAATGTCAACCCTTTCATGTACAGGACCTCTGGTGCTGTAAACACGAATAATAATCAGTTGTACTTGACGCCATCAGCAATGGTGGCGGCTATGTTCAATAATTGGAGGGGTGACATTATCTATACTTTCAAGGTCATTGCCTCGAAGTATCATAAAGGTCGATTGCGTGTATCATATGATCCAAATGATCCGGCGGTGCAAACCACTGGTGATACTGGTTCTATGACGTATAACAAGATTATCGATCTTGGTGAGGAGTCGGAATTCGAGATTCGTATTCCATACCATCAGGCTCTACCTTGGTTGCTAACTCAAGCCACACCAGGAACAGCAATATGGACTACTTCCACCACGCCCTCGCTTACGAAGCAGTTGGGTGCTAATGGGATTCTGTCCGTCAAGGTGCTTACACTCTTGACAGCTCCTGTGTTAACGGCTCCCGTGAACGTGCTAATTTCTGTGCGTTGTGGTGACAACATCGAGTTTGCTAACCCTAAGCCCATTTCTGGTCTGTCACCTTTCGTGGTCCAGTCCGATGAGGGTGACGAGGATAAGCCCCGTGTTGAGTTCATGCCAGGTACTGATACCTTGGTGGATATGAAACGTTATCGTGTGAATTTCGGTGAATGTGTCAAGTCGATCCGACCCCTGATGCGGCGAACGAACATTAATGAGATCTGGTCCAATTCTTCTGTCCCTGCTGGTCCGAGCTACCAAGCTTACAAGTTTCAGTGGAGGTATCCGAAGACTTATGGGTATGATCCCTCAACGTACAACACCGCCAAAGGATTGGTTGTTCCTGCTACAACATTTCCGTTCAATTACTCTCCAATGACGCCCTATTCTTGGGTGACCAATTGTTTTGTTGGTCAGAGAGGAGCGATGATGTGGCATCTGGTCCCGGATAGTCCGAACCCGTTAAGCAACCTGAGAGCGTATCGTCAAGTCACTGCTAATCCTGGTTTACCCCAGGCTTTAGACTTTGCGAATCTCTCTGGTACGCCTTCATCAATTTCTCGCACCATGGCGGGGACTGCCGGAGGCTGCGCAGTTACGAACTGCTCGACGGTCAATGGGCTTTCAATCTCTGTTCCGAACATGACGAACTATAAGTTTCAGTCTACGCGTCCAGATATGGGAACAAATATTCTAACGGGCATCGATACCGATGATGGATCAAACTACGAAACTTTCCTAGTTGACTTCGTCGGGGTGCAAGCTAACAATCCTCTCGCTAATGTGCGTATTAATGCATATTTTGGGGTGGGGACAGATTTCACTCCTCTGTTCTTTTTGAACGTACCCGTGATGTATCAGTTGACATCGACACCTGTCGCAGCCTAGACATAAAATAGGCACCACGATTCTCCTAGTGGTGAGCAATTGGAGATTACATGTGCCACAACTCTGTGAGAGAGAGGTGGTCCCAGAGAATACCTGGGATATCAAACAATAATACCGTACCGACGTGCCGGACGGGGCGGGCCAAAAGCCCGCCGAGCCACAAGACATCTAACTTAGATCTACGCATAAAGTGAAGCTGTCTTGTACAGCTTCCCCCTTTGCACTGATCTTAGTTTTAAGTCTTCGACGCTCGCGTAAGCATAGAAGC